CCCGCCGTTTCGTTCCGTCCGTCTCGAACTTACGGTAGTGCGCCGGAATCTCGACCATTACTTGACCGATGGAGCCATCGCGCAGGTGTGCCAGCCAGTTCGTCGGGGTGAGATACTCGACAATCTTGCCGCTGTCGTTGAGAATACATCCCTTCATCATGTTCTGAATCGGGAGGCTCTTGTGGAGAGCGACACTACCGATGCGAGTACATACCGGCGACGAAACAGCCGTGTCCCATTCGATACCGTAGGAACATTCATCCTCGATGTACGGAAGCAGAGTCGCAAGCTGGGCCTGCTTACTCTCGCCGTCTGTATCAAGAACCTCGACGAGCAAATTGAACGGATTGGTCGTGCCGACGTGCGGCAATTCATTGAGACGTTTGCCGTTCTCAAACGCTTCGACAATTTGAAGCAATTTTGCTTCCTGTTCAGGAGTAAATGCCATAATTTTCTCTATTTGAATCGAATTACTGATTTTCCGTTCTGTGCCGAGAACCGAATCGAATCGGTCTTGACAAGCCTCATCGCTTGGGGCTTCCGTAGCGAGCCGACAACTCTGCGGAGCCTTCTGGATAGGCTGATAAATAGTGATATTATCATACCTCTACCGCGCTTCCACAACCCCAATACACGTCGTAGTGCTCCAGAATGGAGCTGTCGGCTCCGATGGCTGAAATTGCGAGCGGACTCCAATCGTTGAGCACGAACGGGGCATCGGAGAAGACTTGCTCTTGCCAACACCGCACGTTCATTATTACGTCGATTTTTGCTGTTTCTGCCTTCGGTCGGATATAGACCGAGAAGGGCATGTTATCGGAAAGAGAGAAACCGTTGTCAAGGTTTTCCACCTTGCCGTGAGAAACAATCCTTCCGCCGTTGATAAATTCGCTGATGTAGCCTTTCTGTTTCATTTTCAGTATGTTTTAAGTGAAACGAATATTCCCGCTTCCGGTCAGACGGATTGACGAGGAGGCGACTTTTCTCATGTACGGTTCAACAACCTTGATTTCGACCGTTTGGTATATCTCCGTATTTTCAGTAGGGATGACATGCACCTTGCTGATACCTGCGGACTTGGGGATGATTTGGCCGCCCGGCAGGACGGACACGGCCCGGTCATCCGAAAGGAACAACACATTTCGACCGGTATTTGTCGGCAACAGTTCGTATGCAATCCGAAGAGAGGCTGGATTACGCAGAGTTATCACCTTCGGATAGGTAAGATTCATCCCGGAAGGAATCATCTTATACTGACCGACCAAAGACTCTTCAAGTTCTTCCAGCCGAGCAATGGTAGCAAGTGCTTGTTCTTTGACCTCGGTAGTCTCCTGCGCGGCTTGCTCGGCCGCAGATGCTTGCATCCCGGCATTGGCGGCTTCATTAGAGGCAGTTCCGGCGGCTTGATTTGCCGCAGACGCGGCACGGTCAGCGGCCGCGGCCTTCTCGTCGGCCAACTTTGCCTTTTCGTCGCAATTATCGGCCGCGGTTTGATGAACTCAAGACCTATCTTGACGCTCTTGTTATCTTTGCCCACTCCGATAGTGAACAATCCCGTAAAGGATGAAGCAAGCGGCAACTTGCTTATTTTTATCTTCTTAATCATATTCTGACAAGTCTATTGCGGACTCTCCGTCCTCGGTTATAATCAGCATGTCATCTTCAGACGCAAGGAGGTATTCTTCACCTTCAACACGGAAGGATGTGAATACCAGAGTAAGGTCGAATACCCACCATATTTTCCCATGTGTGAATAGGAACTGACTCGAAGAGCAACTTTTATAGTAGCACGGGTATTCATAGCCTGTGTATTCGACAAAAAGGAGCCGTTCATTGGGCCGCGTAAGGTCATAGAGCAATGCGTTGTAGTTACGCCAGAACTCGTCGAAAGTGTGTGCCCTCAATGAACATTTCAACTTAACCTCTTTGGTCTGGAATGCCACATATTCGCCATCATAGATTGCCCCATTCTCACGCTGTAAATTCTGCAATAGGTTTTGTTTTACTGCCGGAGATTTGAGCACTTCGGCGAGGCTACCTTCCAAAATCGTTACTCCGTATTGGCCGAGGTCGCGCCCATCCAACTCATAACCGCTCGTTCTGGTTATCGAGGTCTCTGGGACAACGTAAGAATATCCCCGGAGAGGGAAATCGTCGGAAAGTTGCAGGGTGAAGGCTTCTGCCCGCGGATAGTGAGTCATAGCCTGCTGACTGGAAAGCCTTAATCGAAATGTTCGAGCAATGGCAGGAACCTCGAAGTCGTGATAGCCGGTATCCGACATGGCGGCAAGGAACGCACCGAATCGGTTTGCTTTGTGGGAGGCAAACTTCACTTGAACAGTCTTTGTGTCAAGGGTCGGTTCGGATAAATCGAACTCTTCTCCGTCCTCTTCCGGCCAATCATTGCTATCTACCTTTTTCAAGGGAGGATATTGCAATAAGCTGACGAGGCCGGCATCGGAAATGAAGACCCCGAACCGTTCGTATGCGTCAATACCGTCTATGTTGAACTTACCTATCATAGCACTTTCGCATGTTCCGATATTTCGATAATGGCTTCGCCGCCACCGTCTTTGTTTACAAATACGACCGCCCAATTTGAGGCTTTAATATGCGCGGTAGCTCCGTGCATCAAGACTACTTGATACCGTTCTCCGGGGATGCTATACTCCAACTCGGCGCGACAATTACCAACGAGAATCACCAAAGGGCGGTTCTGAATCTTTACGTCTTCTTCGACATAAATACCGAGGTTTTCGGCCGTAGGGCCTTTGAATTTTCGGCACATTTCAATCGTTGGGAAAGAACGCTTCGTGCAAAACTCGATGCCCTGCGGAGACGAAAACAGTTTAAGCACCTGTTCAAGGGTTTCCGTCCCCTTGAACATACTGCATACACGATATTTCTCCGCCATATTGAATAGCGAGCGATTTTCGCACTCTTTCTGCGCCTGTTGTTTGGCATCTTTCCATTGTGTGTATATGTCTCTAATAAGGGGCTGTTCCATTGCTATTTAACTCTTAATCCATCATCACCGATTTCGTCAAGTTTATTCCTCATGCTGGAAATTTGCTTGTCAATATTGTCGAGCCGCTTGCAATACTCGGTATTTGCGCGAATTATGTTTATGGCTTCCAGTATCTTATCACCCAAAAGGACTATCAATTTCACGTTTTCATTCATCGTGTAGGTGTGTCCTTGAATAACCGTAAGGCGTCCGTTATTCTCATCAACACTCTCTTGACTTGCCGTTGCAATGCCCCGCTCGGAGGCTTCACGGGCATCATTGGTTACGGTAATCAAATTTTTGATGGAATCCGGAAGGCTGTCCCAAATGGTCTGGAACTCGTCTCCTACGGCATTGAGGTCATTGGCAAAACCGTTCATGGATTCCATGATGGCGTCGATACCCGCAAATTCACCGTCCTTGTACCACTTCGATTTGTATTTGTCGAAGATGTCGCCCAGCGGTTCTTCAAGGTATTTGCTCACCAACATTCTTTTGATGACGTTGGCTACGATGTCGTCTACCTTCTCGCCCCATGCTTCCGCGGCATCTTCTCCTGCTCTGAAGGCTTCGATAAAGGCATCACCGAGTTCGCTTGCAAGGTCAGCGGCACTACCGCCCATAATCTCCTCGACAATATCGTTGATGATTTTATTCGCCTCTTCTCCAAGTTCAATAATCTGACGCTCCCAATCTGCGATTTTGCCGTGGTCAGTCTTTTTCTTGGCATCCTCGTTCCGTATCTGTTCCTGTATAAGCAACTGTTGTTGAGCGATATTTGCCAACTGATTCTTTGCGTCGTCAAACCGCTTCTCTCCGAGGGCCTTATCTACCGTATATTCGAGGTTGGCATAGGTTTTTGCAATCTCTTGGGAAGTTTTCTTGAGTATTTCTTCCTTGTATATAACCTTACCAATAATCTGATAAAAGCTCCCCCATGTACTCATTCCTGCGGAATGCAGTTTCAACACTTCGGTAGTAACCTCGGCATAGGTGCTCTTAACCAACTTGAGAATATCAATATTCTCATTGAGACGAGAGGCTTCGGTATTCTCCAATTCCCATTGTAGCTGGTCGATGCGTTCCTGCAATCGCTCAATTTCTTCTTGGTATTCATCGTCTTTGTTGAATAGGTTGATGATTGCCATAGCAACCTGCATGGCCGCAGAGATAATCGTTAGGATGACGCTCGCTTTCTCGACAGTTTGAATCGCTTTGGCTGATGCTGTGGCCGCGGTTTGGATTCCCGTGGAGGAAGTCGTTGCCAAAGTGATAATGCTGTTAATCATGCTTAACGTCGAGGTCATAATCTGCCCCGCCGAGGAAATAATCTTTCCGGCGGTTCCTTCAACGGCGTCGCCAACACTTTCAAATTCCTTTTCTGCTTCCATCAAGGTCTTGTAGAGGTCTTCCCATTCCTTGATAGTGCGCTTGCCGGGTGTCAAATCATTATCGGCGTTTGCCTTCTCAACCTTCTTGCGAGCGGTGTTTACCTTTGCACGGGCAACAGCCATTTGGCTATCATCGGCATCGCCAGATTGTTCGAGCTCGGCCAACTCTTGTTCTGCCTTTGCAAGTACGGCCTCCAACTGCCGTAACGTCATGTTGGCGATAGCCTCCATCCATGACTGATAGGTCGCTTCTCGCTGGGCAAATTCCTCATCGACAGCGTTCAGAGCCTCGGTTTCGCTACGGTTCAACTCATCAACATTACCTTGTGATACGCCAGAACGGAAGGAGCCGTCTTCATTATAGAGGGACTGACGTTTTTTGTCGTATTCCTCTTTGATTTTGCTCCTTTTCTGTTCATAGGACATGTAGTCGGACAACATATCGTCCAACGCCTTTTTGTTGTCAGTAACAAGTCTATCATTGGCCGCTTTGGTAAGGGCGTCAAATTGGCTGGCGACATCTTTGGGCAGTTCGGTAGTAGTCGGAGTGAAGGTCAGCCCCTTTTTCTTCCAATCAGGATTTTTGGACTCCCAAATGGTTTTCTCCCGCTCCTGAATTTTCCGTAAGGTATCTTCCTTCTGGCGTTCAATAGCCTCCAACTCTGCTTTATGATTCAACTCGTTTTCGGCGAGCACTTTTTCGAGACCTTCATCCATCGCGTCGATTCGTGCTCGTTGGATGGACAGCTCCATGTCCTTATAGAGTCGTTCAAGTTCACGCCCTTCATTGGCTATCTTGGTCTTATAGTCGGTGGTCGATGATGTGCTGGCCTTCTTACTTTTGGGGTCAATACCTCGCAAGGTGTCGTATGCGTCTTCGGCAGCTTTCAGCTCCTTGCGCTTGTCCTCAATAGCCTTCACGAAACTTTCCTCATTTCCCTTTCCGGCAAGCAGGTCTTTCAATTCTGCTTTGAGAGTCGTAACCTTATTCTTTGCGGCTTCAAGTTGCTCCGAAAAGGTCTTGAACTGTTTGGTACTACCGTTAGTTTCGGTAGATGTGGTGGCAATCTCGGAATTGAGACTTGCGATAGTCTGGTTTACTTTGGTCAGACGTGCATCAACATCGTTGAATCGAGCCTCTGCCTTCTGAAGGTCTCTTTGCCCGAACATGCCGGCAACGTCGATAATCGGTTTATCGTAATATGCAGAATTGGTGCGCTTGAGGGAAAGGTCTTCACGAGCGGAATCCCACTCTCTCTGAAGTTCGCGCTGTTCCTTATATGCCTCTTCCAGTTCTTCTTGTGCGGCCTTCAACTTGATTTGCTTTTCAAGCTGAACGAGATAATCCTTAATTGCATCGGTGTTATTGTTCACCAATTCCCCCTCTTTTGAAAGAGAAGCATTGTATTCGGGTACAATCTCGCGCAATTTATCCAATGCCTTTTTGCGCTCATCATAAGCGACATTGGCGTTGGAAACGACATCTTGAAGCGACTTGATTTTTGCGGCATCCTTATCAAATTCCTCCGAAGCCTTCTTGTTGGCGTTCTCAAGCCTTGAAACAGAGTCTTCCGCTTCGTCTGACTTATCGCAGAACATTGCCAAAGCGGTGATAACGGTAGTGAGGGCCGAGAATGCGAGTACATACGGATTCGCTTTCACAGCCTGATTGAACAAGATTTGCGCTTGAGTCGCACGAGTCAGCATTTGAGTTTGAGCGAGGAGTGCCCTTGTTGCTGCAACCGTAGCTGACACTTTCTGAATAGCGTTGATGGCGATAAGCGCCGCCTTGTATGACCCGTAGGCCGTAACGAGTGTGCCGAGAATCTTCAATACGGTATCGTAGTGCTCAACGAGATACGTTAAGCCCTCGATTCCTGTATAGATGAAACCTTCGCTCGATTCTCCCATCTTATCGAGGGCGGCATCCCACGCATCGCCGAGATTGGAGATTTTACCGATGACGGACGTACTTTGTTTCTCCATCAGGTTGAAAAACATTCCGCCTTCCTCGGTCAAGCTATTGATGACCGCTTGCACTTCGGGGAACCCGACCTTGCCGGCCTCTACAAGCCCTCTGACCTCACTTTCTGCCACACCGAAATACTCGGCCAACTCCTTAATCATCGGAATACCTCGGCCGACAAATTGATTAAAATCCTGCGTGTAGAGACGGCCTTGCGTCATCGTTGTTCCATATAGGTACACAAGGTCGCCGAGCGGTTGCGAAAGGCCCGCGGCAATGTTTCCCAACTTTATTAGGGTCTCATTGACTGTCGCGGCATCTTCACCATAGGCAAGGAGCTGTTTTGCACCATTGGCAATACCCTTCATGTCGAAGGGCGTTTTGGCGGCAGTCTCCCGGAGTTGATTCATAAGCGTCGCGGCTTCTCGCTCGCTACCCAGAATCGTTTCAAGAGCTATTTCGATTTGCTGAAATTCTCCGTGAACGGTCGCCATTGACTTTACGAAACTGGTAGCCTGCGCCGCCGAGAAAAACGCGAAAACGCTGGAAGTCGCACGCTTGAACATTTGCTCAATCTTTGCTCCTTCCTTCTCCGCTGTGTCGCCACTCGCAATGATGGCCGAGCGAGAGGACGAAAGTGCTCTCAAAAGGTCAGTCTCATCGCCGGTAACGTCAAAATGGATGGCTCCCTGTACTCCATTCATTATTCTCCGAGTTGTCCGAATTGTCTCAAAATTGCCGCGGCATTTGCCGGGTCGTCCGCATTAAGCACTTCTGGCTTGTCCTCTTCATTAAAAGAGGTCAGAACCGAGATAGCGTCGGAAGTCATCATGTTCAAATTGAGATAGCTGATACCCCAAAGGACATAATCAAGCGTCCATCCGTATTTGGAACACGCGACATCCAACATTCCACCCCAAAGAGAGCGTCCACCAACTACTCTACTCGATTTGCCCTCTTTGTTGCGATAGGCGCGTTTTGCCTTAATATCTTCGTTAATCGAATAGAGGTCATAAAATTTTCGTAATCGACTTGTGTGAGGATTGCGAGAAGGCATGTCCCGAAGTCGGGCGGCAGGCAGTTCCACTTGAAAAATTCAGCTCGTTCGCATATCTTGTCGTTGTCGAGCAAATCTTCTTTCTGGTCAAAGGTGGCGACTGCCATAATCTCACAGACTATATCTGTTTTGCTATCGCATATCCTCATGGCTTCCAAATGTGGATTTTCGCTCAAAGCCTCCTCGTCGATTTCGAGTTGCAGGTAGAGTTTCGATAGAATTTGCATCTTGCCGAGGGTCGGCGGATGAACCTCGAATTTCTCTCCTTTCAACTCGAAGGAGATAGGCCGGCCAATCATCGCATCCGATACAGCCGATTCTATAAACCGTTCTTTATCCATATCCGAAAAAACTTGAGCGGATTGAAGGGGTCGAACCTCCGTTTTCAGTCTGGTAGACTGACGCTCTACCGTTGAGCTAAATCCGCATGAGGGATGGGCCGGCAGATAGCCCACCCCAGAGGCCAGCAATTCTACTTGCCAACCGATTATGAAGAGGATTTGGCGACCTCCTTTTTCACGTAGAGGGTTGCCGGAGCAACATCCTCGCTTTCCGGTTCCATCGTCGTAACCTCGAACTCAACTGTCCATCCTTCCGCCGTAGCGAATTTGGGAGTGATAGAGGTGTAGCAATACGGAAGTTCTGCTCCGATTGCACCGACGAGAAGAGGGTCTACGGTGTACGACCTCGGTTCCGAAACGATGGTTGTTTTCATCGCCAATTTGTCGGTGGCCACCGCAAGGTTGAAGAATTTGGCAATCTTGTCCAAAGAGGCTTTGATTACCGTGAACTTCAAAGTCCACGTACCTTCAAGTTCCATCTTGTCCACCAGCTCGTGCCCTTCGCCGAAAAGCTCGTTCACGTTGCCTTTGACAAGTTCAAGGGAGGTAGTGTTCTCCTTAATCTTGCCGACATCTTCGAGAGTAGCGCCAAGCGCCCCGTTGTCGCCTGACTTGCCGGATTTAATGGTAGGCTTACCCCATGCAGTTACTGCGGATGTTGTTGCCATAGTGGTCTACTTTAAGTGAGTAAATGATAATCTGTTGTTTATGCAATGTTCGTCGGCTCCATTCACTTTGTAAACCGTCTGTTTTTCAATGGAGAACCGATAATCACTGACTGTATATTCCTCCAAGAGGTTAATAGCGAGCCGAGATAAAATGCGGACTCTCGGTTTGTCAATAATCATCTGATTGTCGCGCGGAGTGTCCGGGACATAGATATTGATATTGACAACATTCTCTTGCGAGTCTCCGCCGACAATACTGTCGAGAACAAGAATCGTTATGTCCTCTTTGCCGGAGTTTTTCGGTCGTTCGTCAGTGTATAATTCACCGCCACGTGACGAAACTTCTCGGTACAAATCTGACCCTTTCAGAATCGAATAGAGAATGTCCGTTATTTCCGCATCAGACTTCATTATGCCGCTATTTGAGTTTTCAGTTGTCGCATCATTCCGGGGAGTTCTCGGCGGGCCAAAAGCTCCGCGGAGGTTAGCACGACCTTGTTATCCATAGCTTCGACGTAAGCCGCATAGTGCATACCTGCAACAACAATGAGTGCGAATCCGGTCTTGTAGTTACTCGCGAGTTTCTTTGCAAGGGCTTTCCCCTCTACCGGGCCTTGTGTACCATTTTTGACTTGTTTGAAATCACTCATGGACACAATACGACCTTCCATTACGACTACATAGCCGATTGAGCTGCGAAGATTTCCGGTTTGGTCATACCAGCTTTCTTCTTGCGACCTATCCCGTGCTTCGATGATGCACTTCTCACCTAAAAAGGCCAACATCCGAACAACTTTCCGTTTGGCTTCCTGAATTGCTTGTGCAATGGCCCTATCAATTACGCTGATAGGGGTAGTCATCTTTACAGCCATAGTTTCGTGTCGAGCTGTCCTTTGTGGGGGCGAGTAATGGGTTGTTCGCTTTGCAGATTCCCGGCTTTATCGTATAGGCGAACCATGTCGCCATGCCGATAGATTCGGTCATCAGGGTCGAGATAAACCACGTAGGAAAAGGTGTAGAATGTTCCGTCGTCGAGCTTGATTTGCTGGCCCGTTCCGTTTGCTACATAGCGGCAGGGTATCGGGTCGCTCCATGACTCGGTATCGGCAATCCAATCTCCGGTTGCGTTGTCCCGATGACCGGTTGTACTACGAATCCTTAACCTATGTGGTCTAAACTCTACCATCTGACTACTCGCATAGATTCTCTACGGTCGGTTGCAGGGAAACACCGATAAGAGGCTCATCGTATTTCGCATAGACGGAATTTGCCGTGTTGATAAGAATATCCTTATCGTTCACGCTAATACTCACGTCTCCCTCGCTCACATTGGCTACCGTTACCAGATATTTCATAATATCTGCCTCGCAGAGGGCGAAGGCTTTACTTCCCATCACTTGAGTATTGATTTCCTCTTGTAATGAATCGTAAATGCCTCGCCGTACCGCGATGGTTTCGATAGTGTCTTTCGGAACGGGATAACCGACACACGACTTCAGGGCCTCCAATACGGTCTTCATATCCCTATGCCTCGATACCGAGAGCCTTCTTGAGTGCTACCTTCTGTTCCTCGTCCAGAGCCTCGATTTTGGATTCGAGATTGGTGGCCGTGATGTTCGGATTGGTCGTTGCACCAATCGACTTCATGGCGGCCAAAACGGTCTCCTTGTCGAAAGTCGAATCGAACACGTTTACCGTGTTGTCTGCACCTGAACTGTTGGCGGGAGCTGATGCGGGAACCGCAATGCTTCGCCTGTCTTCGAGGATCATTTCATACGTGGACTGGCCGTCGGCCCATTCGGTATTTGCGATGTTTGCAAATACGAGCGACCCACGATTGATGAGAGCGGGCTGAACATACGCTTCAATCATCGTAACCTCAAGCAGGGGGTTCACCTGCGAGTACACGGTGGTTTTGGCGTACTTGCCCTGTGCCTGAATAGCATCGGTTCCTTTTACCATCGGGACGGGCTTGTAGTACGTCCATCCGAGCTGGGGAACAGGCGACATAGTGACGACGTTCTCGTTCCACGGCTTGATGGTGTCATGCTCTCCGTTCTTGTGCTCAATGGTTGCGTAGCTATCCAGAACGATAATGCGCGGATAGCCGTGCTTACTCTGGTAAGCGTTGATGTTGTCGAGAGACAGCACTTCAGACGAAACAAGTCCCGTCACATTGAGCAGGACGGAAGCAACACGCTTCATCGTTTTCTCCTGCGAAAGCAGAAGCTCAAATGTGGATTTTTCGATGAAGGCGTACATCGGCTTCTTCTTGCCCTGCGAGGCAATCAACTTCTGCCACTTGGCAAGGTCACCGAGACCGTCAGCACCGGATTGACCCCACGGAATAGTGGGAGCGACGAAGTTTTCATTCGGGACGTTGAAGTTGATAACGTCCTCGGTAGCCATGTCGCCTTCGATTTCCTTTGGGAACGTCTGGATACCTCGCGAACCGATACGGCATGCGTCGATTTCGATTTTGTAGTCTGCACCGTCATTGCAGGCTTTCACGTCGTCATAGACCATATCCACGAGATAGCGGGCCGTCTGCTTGTCCTCGGTGTTGGAGGCTGCAATGGTCTTCAGGTCTTCATACTCATTGACCTCAAGCTCATTCTTCTCCTTTGACATCGAAATCTTGGAGAGCTGTCCGCTCCACGAACCGACCGTCTTGCGGCTTTTCAGAGGTGCTTTCGTATTGAAGGCAACACGGTCAGCCGATACGGGAATACCTTCCTCACCCTGAATGCCCTTCAGGTCGAATTTGGGAGTGTACTTCAGCGGGAACAGTACCGGCCAGATAAGGCCGTTGCCCGGCTTATAGGAATCGACCTCTGCCTGCAATCCCGGCTGGTCGAGGTCGAAAAGGGGTTTGTTCATGTGTCCCATAGCTTACACGAGTGAAATGTTTTTCATCATCGCTACTACCTCCTCGGAGATAGGAGCAGTTTCCTTACGCAGATTTGCGCCGTTGATAAGGCGAACCTCTTGGTCTCCCTCTCCTGCGTATGCGGGAGAACCGAGGATATACGCCGGCTGATAGATGGGTTCGGCTGAATCGGCACTTGCGGCTTTGGCCTGATAGAGAACCGTGCCGATGGCGATTTCGACACCCATCGTTACCGTTACGATGTCGTAGTTCGGATTGCTGGTGTCTACCTTCGTCGAAGCAACGGCCTTCTTGCCATGTCCGATGATGTCGCCAGATGCGATACCGCTTCCTTTTTCGATTTGAATGGTGGTGTCGCTACTGCCGACAGCTTTCGTCAGACGGTATGCCTTAATAGGCTTGCCACTTGCGTCGAGAGCTGTTCCCGGCATGATGTCATGGGCCGGATTAGGAATGACACCTCCGGCCGGCTTTTCTGCGAACACCTGCTCGAAAACTACGGGCATGGGTTTCGCCGGAGCTGTGTAATGGAATTTCCTTTCCATGTTTCTTACTGATTGGTTGGCAGCCCTGCGATGGCCGGGGCTGCGGTTTCGGCCTTACGTTCGCTGATTCGCTCCTGAAGCGCGGGGTCGAGAGTTTTGTTTCCTTCACTCGAACCACCTTTCGGCTTGGGGGAGTTTTTCAGCCCTTCGTTGGAGTTCTCTTGCACATAGGAATCGACATCGGCTGTAATTTCAGTCAGATATTCAGCGAAGTCATCGTCGCTCTCGAAGGTCATACGGCCGAAGTTTTTGAGGAGCGTTTTTTCGTATGACCCGCCAGCCTTTTTCGCGATTTCTTTAACCTGCGAAAGCCGCGTGTCTGCGATTTTGCTACCTTCAATAGCTTCCAACCGTTTGGCGATAGGGGAAAGGGTTTCGCTCACGATACCGCCGAGGAGCTTCTTGAGGTCATCCATGTTTTTGAGATTGATTGCACCCGTCGATTCATCTTTCTCGTTGGCCTGCTCGCCTTCCTTGTCGGACGGCTTTTCAGTCTTTTTCGACTCGCCGGTTGCGGTATTGGATTTGTTGCCATCCCCGTCCTTCGACTTGTTGATGATTCGACTGGCCGAGGTCTGGGCTAATTCGAGATAGGGCATCACCGCGTCGATTTCAGCGTCAATGTCCTCTTCTGTGGCATCATCACCGAGGTTGTTTGCAATCCGGGATGCAACACCCTCGATTTCCATTCGGTTGAACCCCAACGACGCCACTTTGGGTTTCAACTTTACGATTACTTGTGCGACCTTACTCATCGTATTGGTAATTAGTTAAATAAAAGTCTGCTGACACGTATGCCAGCAGACTCCCCACGTTACTAAAAACCAAGAGCAAGTGTGTTGTTTCGTGCAGTAATCCGTGGCGTACATCGTCATACGCTTGATGCAAATATATACAAAAATAGGGATATTATCCCTACTTTTGAAGAAAAAAAATACACTTTTCTAAAACCAGCTACACAATCGCTTGAATAATAGCTACTTATTAAAATCTCAATAAATGCCATTCTCTCGTTGGAATGTGATATGTTCTTCTATGCTCAACGGCTTGTAAACTGCCTTCGCGTTCGGGTTAGGTCGGTATATCTCAACCTCGTGCTCCGTTGTCCTGAAATAACCGTCCACCACGCTACCGTTGCTTAACAACTTTATCGGGGTGCATCCGGCAGGTACATCTTCAAGTTTCCAAAAACCTTTGGTCTCACGGAAATTGTGCGACATCGAATATTCCCTGTATCCCGGCCTCTCTTGCATCAGAGTGTAGGATATTCCGAGGGTCTTGCAGAATCGGTCGAGTTGCTCCATCGTCCAGAAGGATGCAATATTTCCGAACCCTCCAAGTTCCTTCACCGAAATCGGATATTGCCTTTCATTAGGTTCGTCTATCACACCTACATAGGTTTTAGACCTCCATTCATAGGGAATCCTCCACCTCCGTACAGGTGCAATGAAATTAACTGCTCCATCCTTGCAGGCTCCGCAATTCCCCCAGTCGCAAAACATCGCCTCGTCATTCTCTTCGACCAGAACAAGTTCTTCTGCCTTGTGGTTGCCGAACGGCCCGCCGCTGACACTCATTCCGATGAATCCATCTTTTTTGAGCCAGATGAAAGGAATATACGGTTGATAGCATATACTTAAACTCCCGTCTTCGTGTATCTTTTCGATAATACCGTTTGAGTAGGGAAATTTTCCATCGTAGTATGCACCTTCGACAACATCTCCTGCTTGGGGCGTTTTACATCTTTCGTGATTGTGTTCGATGGCAGCAATGTAATTCTCTGCCATTTCAAAATCGGTCTCTTTGAGTACATGCGAAGACAAGAACCGACCGTTGATGCTAATAAATCGTTCTCTTTCCATTTTGCTCTTTATTTATTGGTTTTCAGAATATCAACTTTGTAGCACTTCATCATTTTATCAGTCTCTATACCCATATTCCACCACTTACCAATGTAGTAATCACGGGCGTCTTTTTCCGAAAGGTTTATCGGAGTAATGAAGCTATCGAGGTCTCCGTCTTTGCCTCTCAAATAAACTTTGACTATCGTGCGAGCCATGACTACTTTCTTTGGGATAACCATAAATCACGTTTGGCCCGACAGCTATCAAGCGAAGCTCCAACACAGGAGAAGAGTTCTCCATCCTCGGTGCGGTAATCATATTGCCACCGTGTCACCTCCTTGCGACCGATTCGTGTCCTGTAAGAGGTGTAGTTTTCTTGTCCGGGCCGGCAGGCAGAGCACCCGTTTACGTTGATTGAGTTTTCCATATTGCTTTTAATTATAGCGTAGAACAAGCCACGCGAGTTATACATATTTATCCAACTCTTTTTCAAGTTCCACTCGGTCTATTTCCGGAAATAATTCCAAAACAAGCCCTAAAGCTCGGCAATAATCACAACCGAATTCCTCTGTATCCATAAGGCGTAGCACCATAGTACATGGGATGCTCTTCATAAATCCACCAGAAATTATTTTGAAACGCAGTAAGTCACGTTCGTTGAGTAGTATTGAATGCTCGTTCATATTGTCATTATTTTTGTGTTTAGATTTCATCTGCCTCTGATTCTTGAAAGTCTGAATCAATTTCGTATTCAGGATTTCCCATTTCCTTAACTGCAAATCCTGTAAAATCCACATACAGGCAAAAATCATCGACTTCTACGATATTCCAGCCGTCGTTATAGCGGACATACCCATCTTGTGCTATCGTGGCTATGAGTGTGCGGCCATCCTCCATTACCGAACTTGCAAGGTCGTTGGGATTAGATATTGTTCCGTTGTCGAAACCTTGCAGGTTTGACATTGCCTTCAGAGCCATATTTGCTTTTTGTCGATTAGTCTTTCCTTCGGTGTATTTGTGGGTTGCTTTCATAACTTGTTGATTATCTTTTATTTGTATTGTAAAACTACAAAGTTTATGACTTTTTACCAAACGTATAACCTATTATTTTTCAGTGAGTTGCAATTATTTTTTTTCGCGCACGGACTTATAAAAAAGTGCTGGGAAATACCCAGCACTTTACACAAGACGAAGACCGTTCTCAAGACGCCCTTTTTTGAAGTTATCGCGTACCCAATAGGGAACGGAAGAGGATTCCTTTGCCCGTGTCATATTATCGGAGCACCACTTTTTGAAGCCGGGCGGAACGTCTTTAACCTCATTGACGCTCGTTTTTGATTCGGCCCAGAACTCCGAGTCTTTCATCAAAATCGGAATGACGTAACACCGACAGTTTGGATGCCAACTCGTAAACTTGAACCATTTTGGATACTTACCTGCAAAGGCTTCGCATACCGAACATGAGTATTTGCGGCCAGACCGTTTGACCTCAAAGCCTACCACAAAATCGAGCTGCTGCCAACGCTCATAGTCTGCCGTTTTATAAGCCATGTTTATCTCGGTTCGGGCCAGACGTAGCGCGTTCTTATAGCTACTACGATATTGCCCAGAACCGGGCGTATATGATTTAGCCGCTTTCGACAGGACGAGACTTCCGTATTGATTTCTGACACGGCGGAACAATCTTTGCGGCTCATTTAGATATTCGCGAATATCTCGGCTCAACTCTGCCGCACTTCTGCCTTCCGATAAACCAACAGACAATGCAAGTTCAAGGTTTGACCGATATTCTTTTGTCATATTCCAAATACGGGCAGATAGATTCATGCCGCTATCTTTCCGTTCTATAAAGGCTTTGAGCGCACCATCGTTACCTTGAAAATACTTTTGATATTCTTTGCCGGCAATTTGTCGGTCTGAAAGTTTCTTGCCGAGAATACTTTTCGTCAAATTGTCATTCTTAACATTGCTTTCGTCCCATTCTGCCGTTACTCCGTTGATAATGACCGTCTGAATATCCGACGCCATCGTGTCCATCAATTCATCAAAACGTGTTTTCAGCTTGGGATAATTACTGAATGCGAACAGTTTGGAACCATCATATTTGACGGACTTTGCAAGTTTGACCGAATCCTTGTTTACCTGCTCGAATATGGCATCTATCAATGCGATATACCGCTCAATACGGGTGTAGTGAGCGGTATATTCTTCCCGTTGATTTATGCGTTTTGTCGGCATAGCTATCGAGCACCCTCAAATACGTCTACAACACGCGAGGACTCTGTTTCGGCCCGCTGTTCCTCTTTGAGTCGTTTCATTTCTGCGTCTACGTCTTTGACCTCTCCGAGACGTTCTACCGCAGTCTGTTGAGACATAACCGGCTTTCCCCCGGTTGCTTCTGTCAGTTCGGAAATTCTCGCGGCCCGGTCGTTCTGAACGAACGGGGTGATGTGGTGTGATACTTTGAGTCGTTTAATGCCGTCTCGCCATTCATTCTTGGCTTCGGCGAGGAAGGCTTTGATGATGTTGCACTCTCTGTCGAACGCCCAAATGATGTCGTCTTTCTCTTCGCCAACTTTCATGTGGGCATCGGCAAGAAGGGTCTTTCTGGCATCTGCACCAATATTGCCGAGGCTCTTCACATTCGTCATGGACAAATTCGGCATCTGGGTATCTTCTTCGATGTTCTCTTTGAGTTGGCTGATGTAGTATTGGATTGCATCGTGCGATACGGCAGGCGACACCAATCCGACGTCTCCACCCTGTTTGAGTTTATAAACCTCGCGGGCTTCTCCGCCGTCCGGCTTATCTCCGATGAGGTCGCCGACGACCTTGACAATCGGAGCGGAGTTTTTGCGTATTACGTCGCTGGTTCGTGAAAGCGTAAGTTCAATGTCGCTACGGTTGTTCGCAATACCGTCGTAAATAGGAGCCGGACGCCACAGGTACACCGCCGGAATTTTACCGATGGGGATAGGTCTGGTTTCGATTTCTGCATCCGTATAAAGGCCGTTTTTGCTGGAATAGCTCTTGAACGTGTCCTTCGTATAGCAGTCGAAATAATACGTTGTCTGTTTCTTTTTTGTGATGGTGTACTCGATGCACATTGCCACCATATCATCATACTCGTCGAAAACCGGCCACAATTTCGCTTCGCTGATTTTCGACATTTTGGTCGGCATGGGAGAATAGCTCCGGCATTTGAACTTATACTTGCACTTGAAACCATAGTCTTCGTTCTCCTCTTCAACTGCATACCATACAGTACATACCTCGCAGGCCCCGAAATATGCACGCATCCGGTTTTTGTTCACGCCGTTGATTCTGACCTTCTCGTAGATAGCTTCGATGGCATTGGCGATTTCCTTCAAAGTCTCATCGTCCTCCGTTTCATACTTGCGTTCGACCGGAATGGTGAAACACATCTGGTTCATCCGACGAGTAACTATTTTCTCGGCAGGGTATAAAATGCGGGCGGCACGGTCTATCTGGCCGTTCTTTTTCCGTTTATCTCTTGGCCGGAGGGCAGGATTGGTAATGATTTCGTGCTTTTTAGGGTCGTAATATTCCTCCAACTCCTCCCACAAAGGTACAGGGGTGGTTTTGTCTTTCAGGTCTGCGATGATTTGAGCAATAGGCCGGTCTTCGCTAATAATCTCGTTGATGTCCATTTCGTTCCGTATGTGTGCCGTGCGCCTTTACACGGCGAATTGTCTAAAATCTTTTTATCGGTACATGACAGAAGATAACTTCCGAACATTCACCGTTCAAATAATCTGCGGCAAGAGCGGCAATAGCCCTTGCTCTGGTCGTTGAGAGTTTTTCGATGCCTGCATAGTCTTTCTGCCGGCGCCGGAGCATTTCGACCGCCATCGTGTAACCTTCTTTGACTGACCGATTGGCGGCCCTATTCATAACCTTTTCAGCCAAACGAGCCTCTATCTTGGTGATTACGACCTCGATTTGGTCTTCATTCGGAACCTCCGTTGATAGGTTGAGATTCTTGGCTGTTTTGAAATAATCTTTGCTGTCCATATCCAAATGTCGGGCTAAATATACAACAAAATAGGGATATTATACCTACTTTGCTATGAAAAATCATCTTCAATATCCGCATCGGACACACTTTCGATAGCGTTGCTCGGATAGAATGTATTGGCAAGAGCATCGAAATCGTCAGGAGACCGGCCGATACGCTTCTTGATGTCGTCTTTGGGTTCGATGATGATTTTGCCATCACTTACGAACTTCCAATGAATTTCGGTTGCCTCTTCTGCAAACTTGTCATTGGGAGGGAGTGCCGGGTTCATCTTGTTCTTGGGGTTGAGCCAGTCCCGCACGCACCAGAATAGGAAGGCTCTCATGTTGGCAAATTCGTGCTGGCCGGTAATGTCGTGCAGGTCGCGTGCCCCTTCAGAGTATTTGCACGAAACAGCGTTTTTGTACCCAAGCTCGCAAAGGCGGGAGAATACACCAGCACCCTCTCCGATGGTGTCAATGTATGCCTCTGCATTGTCATCTTGGAGGATTCTGGCTACCATGCCTGCGACGTGCATGTGGTCTGCTTTTCCTGCGGACTGATGCCGCTCGAATTGGGGAACGTAGCTCCCGTATCGTTTGCATACGACACTTTCGTCGCGTCCCATACCGGCAACATCGACTCCGGCACGGCAGGAGCCGATTGGTTCAAATCCTTCTTCTTGCAGTTTACACCAACGCTGGTTGGCGAGTTCAATCCATTCGTAGGGGATAAGGATGTCTTCTGCAACCTTCGGGAACATTCCAAGCACCTTAATTCGGAAAAGGTCGTTTGGACGATACAATCCTCCCTCGAATTTGAAATCACCCTCTCCTTCATTGAAATCCTGCTCACTTACGGGAGATGCCCAACTTTTCACTTTGTCTTTCACCCATTCGTAGTCCACTTGGCCGGGTATGATGACTTGTTTTTTCACTACATTCTCGGCGTTCAGTGAATTAAGACGGAATTTGGCGAATCGTTCTGACTTCATGGCGCGGGCCGCATATCCGGTGGTAACATTCGGGTTGAAGACTATCAAGAGCCGCGAATTACCCTGCAAGTTACCTTCGATGGCCGCAAAGGTCGCTTCGGAGATACCTGAAGCCTCGGTTACGACAAACATGGTATTGACCGCATGGAAACCAGACCAAGCCTCGGTCGCATCGTCTCCAGCTTTGAATCCGGTAAGAAACCATTCCTCGTAATCGGTACGAATGTCGAATGCGACAAGTCGGCCCGGAAGGAATTGCGCGGCCTTGAATAAACGTCGAACCTCTGGCGACATGATATTACCGACCTGCCGTGCAGTAGGAGCCGTCATTGCAACCTTCGTATTACCAACGAGTCTGCCGCGTTCGTCAAATGCCGGAGTCAAATACATGAAGCATAGAGAGCCACAGGCGGCCACAAAGTCTTTGCCGCGAGCTGTCCCACTCGCAACTGCTGTCATCGGATTCGTCTGGATGGACGTAATGATAGCTTGCTGTTCACGGTCAAGTCTGGCGTGCAAAACGTCGCGGACGAACTTATTCCAGTCCATCCGCCACGAATTGAAGAGGTCGATATGTTTCTGCTCTATCTGCATTACATTGAAATCTGCACGTCAAGAGCATCGGCTATTTTCAGAAATGTAGACAATTGCATATCTGTACGACCGTGCTCTATTAAGCTGATATACTCCCGCTTCAGACCAGTAATTTCGGATAGCTGACGTTGTGTGAGGTTTTTCTCCTTCCTCAATTCTCGAACACGCCGTCCGTAGTCCATTGAGAGTTGTTTGGCATTTATCTCTCTCATTACGCCGGCGTCCCTATTTCATAAAGAAATTCAGGGGCAAAATCCGCTCCATTGGCCCATTCCAAAGTAACGGGAGTAAGACCGAATTGCGTAAACTTATTCTTATCAAGCAATTCCCCGAACACTTCTCCTTTCAGATGCGGTTTGAGGTCTACAATCCGCTTTTCGTGGTTGTTGAAAGTCAGCGCAAGGCTATAATCTTTCAGATAATCTACATCGGTTACTCGTAACATAATTGCTCTTATTTTAAGGGTTCTACCTTTCCAATCGGTTCTCCTCTCTGGGCTTTTTCCCAAAGGGCGAGCACTTCGCCTTCGTGGAGGTCAAGCCACTTGTTCACCATTGCAACCACCTTCGCAGGAGCTTGTCCGTCCACAATACGGTCGATGACGCTGATGTTACAAGCGTAGCCACCATACGAAAAGTGGATGTGAGGCGGGTTGTGGTCTTTCCAATACAAGTAGAGGATAATACCGAAAAATCTACTAATCTCTGGCATAGTTTTGTTCTTTTATGACGGTATAAAGGTAATGAATATATTACATTTTACCAAGCATAAGAGCAAAAATCGTTCCGGTTAATTCTATTGATAGCTGTGCCTTTCGCTCCGCAAAGCGGTTATTGCCACGTCCATTGCTTTGCCGATAACGAACGGATGAGGTTGTTTGCACTTCGCGCCTCGTCTCCACTTCTGGTAATGGTGCAGGATGCGTTCTGCATGGTATCTCGTCATTCGGTAGAATCCGAACTCGCATTTGTCTCGACAACTACGCTCGTTGTCGGAGATTTCGCAATAGCCGAAGCCACAACTATCTTCGGCTTTGAGGAAAGAACATTCCCCACAATAACATGGTGTCGGTTTCATCTTATGGATTCAGTTGTAAACATTTCTTCTGCAATACGGTCTGCGTCTTTGGCAAGGCCGGCTATGCAAACTCGCTCTCTTGCTGTGTTGGCGGACTTTGCCAACATAGAGATTACATGAGGTTCGGGCAAACTTTTGTCTGCCCATACTTGCTGGGCGAGGCTTACGCCATCGACATCCTTTCCAAGTTTGTGGGCGGTGAGAATAATTACCGCATTGCACAAATAGCTGGGTGCTTCAGTCATTATCTTACTTTTCTAAAAATTACATCTATACCGTCAGACCGCTCTTCTCCGAGACATGGGCCAAAGTATTTGATAAGCGTGTTATATCGCTCTTCCTTACACGGTGTCGCGTGGCACATTGAACATCTGTTTGCCACTTTGGTAGTTCTGACTTGATAGGTCGAACCTTTGTACTTAAAAACCGAGTATAACAATCGTCCTTCCATAGTTCTATTTGTTTTCGTGAATCGGACGCCAGCCGATGATTTCGCAGTCAGCGGCGCACCAACCTCCACCGGGAGCCTTTTGCCACCACCCATGCAGGTCATGCCGCATGACGTCGTAGGTGTTGAATTGTCGATGAACCATTACCAGCACCTCTTCGTCTGTGTACGGAGTAATTATCTTTGGATTATGCCATTTGGTCAGTTCTTCGCGCTCTGACTTGGCGCCGGAGCTAAATGAGATAAACCTTGTCAACGAAGAGCAGTTATCTGTATCGCAATTCAACTCTGTGCCGTATTTACAAAACTCTGTTCCTGCATATTTGCATCCAGCATATTCTTCCGCTCTTTCTTTAATCGTCTTCATATTCAATTCATCCGTATTACGATGTTCCCCAAATTTTCCAGCCTACTGACGACACGTTCCATTTCGCCTCTGCTTTCAAAGTTTGCATACGTCAACCAAATGCCCATAAAAGTTCGTTTTTGGATTGTGTACCACTCGTCGCCGAGTATATTTTCCATTCGTCCGCATCGGTAAGTTTTCATAATTATTTCGAGATTTTGCGATAATCACGCTATTTTTTCAGAACGGAGGGTCGCAGTCTTTGCAAACCCCTCGGAATCTAAAGAACTCGTAATAACGCCCCAATATGCACACGGACAAATATCTTCGATACATATTGCGTCCGCAGTTATTACATCCGCATCCCTGTATGCGTACTTTCAAGATTTTCATTGTAGCGCAGTTTTCAAGGTTTCGTAAAGAGTGTTTATCATTGCCTCTGCCGCTTCCATATCGCTTACAATGTCCTTGATATGATACGGAGCACCGTTCTTGCCGTGGCCGTCCGTGCCTATCCACAGATAGGCTTCATAGTCGGGGTCATAACCCACGTAATATTGTTCGATTTCTTTCAAGAGGGTATCGGGGTCGTTATCTTTCATTTCTGCACAGAAATCAAAGTCCTGTCCTGCCGGCGTATATTGGGAAAACTCGAATTCAACAACGTTCGGAACGGAGGTATCGGACGTAACCTGCCATCCCAAAGAAGTGGCGACGGTTGTAATCTGTTCAATCAAGTCCATTTTTCAACTGCTTTATGAGTTTGTCAAGCCCTCGTCCGTCCTGTATCGTTTTGCCGGTTGCCCACCCGCTGTACGGGAAGAACGTAACGGTCTTGCCCTTGTGAGTGAACTGTATTTTCTTGTTATCCCGCAGCGTGATTGTGTAGCCAAGCTGCTCAATTCGCCTGACTGCATGGGCTATGCGCTCCGGTTCCAGCCGCTCCTGTCGCTCAATGTTCAACCTTGCCATGTCCTACGATTTTTTCGGGGTGTACGGGAAAATCCCAATTAACCATTTCATCAGGCAACGATGAATGAATGTCGCCTCCGAGAACCAGCCCGCAATGTTTCTCGGCATATTCTTCTGCCTGCGCTTTGCTGGCGGCTTGGATTTTGAACTCGCCCCTGAACACGTACCGAACAGGGACGGTATAAATTCTCTTTTTGTCGCTCATAATTTCAGGTTTTATTGCCTGACAATCGCAGGCGGTTTGACAAATACCCGTAAGGGTATTATTATATACTTTCCTATACTATACTCTCCTTTACTCTACTATGGGGTATTGAAACGCCGAAACTCCGCCGTAATTCATCAATTAGTGTATTATGGCAGGGGTTCGGCGTGCCATAACTACTCGAAATCGGGATATGTCATTTCGATAGGCATATCCGGTTCTCCCTCGAACTCGTTATTACAGGCGGAAGCGAAAGAGGGCGTATCACTTCCCAGCGTGGTATCTTTCCACAACAACCCGTTGGGGTCTTGGTAAACCGGCCTGTCCCAGCCGTCGATGCCGATAAATTTCAAATCTGTCCTTTTCATCTTGTATTGAGTTTAAGCCCGCAAACCCGCTTTTCGGGCGGATTCACGGGCGGTTGATGTTTATGCGGTTACTTTTACCCGATTGAGCAAAGCCCCCGAAATCTCGTGTAACTCTCGGCTGCGGCGGGGTTCAAGTTCCCGTGCGTGTGCCGTGATAGCCTGCGTCAGCTTCCAAAGGGTTGCTCCGCCCTGTACTCCGTCGTCGGGGTCATTACGCATGAGGATTTTTTCAACACTCTCGCCCTCCGATTTCAGCAGCGAACCAGCCTTTACCAGCCGTTTCAGTTCTTGGTCGAAATCTACGTCGATTTCGGCCGCTCCTTGAATCTCGATGGCCTTTTGCATGATATTGTCCTTGCTGAACAATCCCCTCGTCAGGTCTCGAACTGCGGAAACCGTCGTGCGGGTGTCGAGTTCGTAGGTGCGGTTGGAGAGTTGCAGATTGTCAGGGAGGCGGGAGCCGAGGTGTACTTGTTTCATCACGCTCTCCCGAACCATACCATTGAGGCAAGCCCCGTTGAGCAAAAATGCCCGCATATCAACTGCCCCGTCGCCATAATCGGAAGTACTGAACCTCGCCCCTGCGAAAATCACCACCTCGCCGTTCTTTACTGTCGGAACCACGATAGGCTGCGGCAGTATCGTTTCCGCCCATACTTTCGTGTCGCTCATATAGGCATCGGCGATAACTGCTCCCTGCTGGCTCGCCTCCTGTACGAAAGCGGTCAGGATTTCAACGCTGTTCAACCGGCGGTAACTGTCGCTCAACACACCTCGAACCTGCTGGCCGACCGTGCGGATAAGAACCCGTGTGCGCTGCGTCCAGCCGCTATGCTCGTTCAGAACCGTTGCGGCGAGTTGTCGTTGCCATTCGTCGCCAGAGGCGAGCTGCCGTAGATAGCGAGAGGGGATGCCCATTTTGTCGGCCAACTGTCCGATAGCGTTGCCGTGGAGAGTGTATTGCCCGCTCTGCATATTCATCAGGACGTGCCCGTTTTCGCTGAACGTGATTATCGGGGAGTGATCGTTGCGGCGCAGTTCTACTCCGATAGGGGCGATATAATCCTGTGCGATTTTCCCCTCGTTTACCAAGCGTTCCATTGTGGCCTGTACGCCGACGGCCTTGTTTTCAATCATGCGCTGAACCTTGTTGATTACAACTTCGTTCAATCCTTGCTGCGTTGTCATTGCTGTTTCCATAATCCTGTTATTTAGATATTTGTAACTACTCTTGTGTTTCCCGCAAATTCTCAGTGATGCTTTCCATGTCATTTGCGGCATCATTGAGCGTATCGACTATTTCACTCATGCGCTCTCCTCGTTCTGCATATTGGAGAGATTCAGGCAGATTATCGTAACACTCTTGTTCCTCATCTGCAATAGCTTGAATTTCGACTTGGATCTCTTCAAGCTGCTCGCATATTTTGGCGAGACGTTTTCTTCTTTCGCTGTTCATTTCGGTATGTTTTAATTGATTGTTAAATCCGTAAGATATGCGAGGGCTTCATTGTAGAGTTCCTCGGCGGGCAGGTTGTCCGAGCTTGGCTCGAACCCTGCCATATATGCCGCTTCAATTATCTGTGCCATAATTATAGCTTTAATAGTTTGCTACTCGCTGTTTGGTATTGGCTACAAAGGTTTTATTGGAGCCGGCAAGTTTGATTTCACCGAGATTCTCCCAATCTCCATTTGCCCATGTTTTGGTGATGCAAGAACCTTTGTACTTGTTGATATTAGCTTTGATTAAATCCTTTGCAGGCTTCAACGAGTAGAAAGTGAATGTATCGTTCCATTCTTCGCATTCAACATCATACTCCCATTTTTTGAGTTCTTTATTGAACTTATCGCCGATGTACTTGTGGCAAACCGGTTCGCTGAAATAAACTGTGTACTGTTTCATATCTCTGCTATTTTGGGGTTGTTCAAATATGATTGTTTTATAATCATATTGCAAAGTAAGTGAAGTATATTTGCTATAACAAATTTTTCACGGAGAATTTTTAACTGAAAAGGTTATTTATATTTCCCTATTTGTTATGGGATTAATACTCACAACCAATCATTTGAAATAAAATTTATGATTGTTTTATAATCACTATTCGATTTTTGAGTATATTTGTCGCAAGCAAACTAATCAGTTAATTTTTGAACAGTATGAGAAAAGAGATTTTGGATGCGCTGAAAGCCAAATTTACGGGGGTCAGCGACGCAATCTTGGGCAGGATAGCCGACAAGTTGGCGAAGACTGCGACAACAGCGGAACAGGTTGCAACCGCAGTAGAGGGGGTAACGTTCCAGCAGGTTCTCGAAAGCTATGGCGACAGCCGAGCGACGGAAGCCCAGCAGACCGCAGTATCGAATTACGAGAAGAAACACGGTCTGAAAGACGGCAAGCAGGTCAAAGGGGGCGCATCTGCTGAACACAACGACGAACCCGACAATCAACACGGTAACGGAGACAACGATACTCCTGCGTGGGCAAAGGCAATTATCGACGGGCAGAAAAGTCTTTCCGACCGCCTTGCCGCAATCGAGGGCGACAAAGTTACCGCCAGCCGGAAACAGAAATTCGATGCAATCATTGGCAAGCTACCGGAAGACCTCCGTAAGCCTTATGCCCGCACGGACATCAAAAGCATTTCGGACGAGGAGTTCGACACCCTTTTGTCCGAAGTCGGTACGGAGGTAGAGGAACTCGCCAAGACTGCAAATGCGAGAGGTGCTGTTTTCGGCAGACCGGCCACAGGCGGCGCAACAAAAACCACAACGAACGGCGTCAAAGAGGCGACGGACGAGGAGGCGCAGCGTGTCGTGGACGGGATGAACATAGGTTAAACCACTAAAATTCAAAGACAATGCCTACCGCAGATTTGAAAAGAGCCTCTATTGAGGTAAATGACGGGCTGGATGCCATCGTCATTGTGAATGACTTGGGCGATGTTCCCGGCGGACGTACCCTTGACGTATCGGGGCTGGCAACTGATGTCGAGGTCATCAGGTCGGGGCATATCCTGATTCAGAACGACACGACGAAAGCTGTAAAGCCTCTCGGAGTAACCTCCGAGGCGTATGATACGCTGCCCGAAGGACATTCGTACCTCGGTGTGCTGAAAGCCTCCGTGCTGAAGAAAGACCCGAGGGCAGCAATCCTGACTATCGGTCAGGTCAATGCCGCAGCAAGTCCGTACCCCGTAACGGCGGCAATCAAAACGGGATTGCCCCGCATCGAGTTCCTTAACGCCTAAAACAGAAAGGAGAATAAATTATGAATCCGTCATTATTCATCGAGTACATCGACAAGTACTTCCGTCTCGTAATCGGGAAGATTACCGAGAAAATCAACGGCAAGAAAACGGAGGAGCAGCTACTGCACAAAACGATGCTCACGGAGGAATACTCCGCAGACCTCACTTGGGGTTCGACCGAGCTGAACACCTCCGTCGTTGCCGCTGATGTCGTGGCTATGGACAGCTCGCTGCCCCTGAAAAAGCGGGATAAAATCAGCAACGCAAGTGGCGTTATCCCGAAAATCGGTATCAAGTTCAGCAAGGGCGAGAAAGCCATCTCCGACATCAACGTAATGCGAGCAAGAGGAGCCGACGAAACAACCGTCGTGGGCAAAATCTTCGACGACGCTCCGAAAGCAATCAAGGGTGTGGATGTCCGTAAGGAAATTATGTTCCAAGAGGCTCTGTCCACCGGCGTAACTCTCGTCCCCGACGATGAAAACGTCGGTACGGGCATCCGGGCAGATTTCGGTTACAAGGCCGAAAACACATTCCACGCAACCAAAGCCAAATGGGGCGAGGCCGACGCAGTTCCGCAGGACGACGTGCAGCAGCTTTTCGACAAGGCACAGGAAGACGGGAACTCTATCACCCTCGTTATGCTGTCGAAAAAGTATTTCAACCTGTTCCGTAACTCAAAGCAGGGCAAGTTGCTCGCTGCGAACTACAACAAGCAGGTCATCACGGACGAATCCTTGCTGCCGGTTCCGTCAAGGGAAACCATGCTGGAAGCGTTGGCCGACGAATACGGCGCAACGTTCCGCATCGTCGATTCCTCGTTCAGAATCGAAAAGCCGGACGGCTCTTATACGTCCGTGAAGCCGTGGGCAGAGGCCAATATTGTAGGTTTGCCCGGCGAAAACGTAGGCCGCCTCGTGTACGGTACGCTGGCCGAGGAAACCAACCCCGTTGCCGGAGTAAACTATCAGAAATCGGGCTCACATATCCTCGTGGCGAAGTACTCGAAGACCGACCCGCTCAAAGAGTTCACGACCGCACAGGCTTTGGCCTTACCGGTTATCGACGGTGTGGATGGCATCTACATTCTGCATGCCAACTCCACCGGCAAACTGAGTGTCGAACCCACGTCGTTGTCATTCCCGAAATCGGCATCGACCAAGACGTTCACCGTGCATAGCGACAGCGACGTAACGGTGCAGTCCAGCCAAGAATGGGCGACAGCCACCGTCGAGGGCGATAAAGTATCGGTCAAAGTAACGGCCAACTCAACCGCAGAACGAACGGCCAAAATTACCGTAACTGACAAGGAGAACAACTCCGCCGAAGTGACGGTAACGCAGGCCACAGGAGAGTAATCATCATGGCAACAGTTCTCGAATCGCTGAAAGGCATCAACGCTTACCCTATTCCGTTGCGTACCCTCGTGGACGCAGCGGAATATCGTGGGCTTGATATGACGGTAGAAGTCTCGCAGGAGATTATGCAAACGGCGAAATATAAACTCGCCCAAGCCGACCTCCTGTTATGGCTTTCACTCGCTCCCGATGTCACGCAGGGCGGGCAGTCATACAGCTTCACGGACGAGCAGCGGATACAGTTCCGCAACAGGGCAAATCGGCTGTACGGGGAATGTCAGGAGGAGAGCAACAAACCGAAATCCATTTACGGGTACAAAGGTTCAAGACTATGATTATTGCAAACGGCACAATCGAAACGAAGATAAAGACAGGCGGAGGGATAGACCCTGATACAGACTATCCTATCGCCCCGTCTGTTTCTTGGGGCAACCCTATCGAGTGCCAATACCGAGCAAATAAATACAGCAACAAAGGCAAGGCAAACGGCGAAGCATTTACAATCGCCTCCTATGAAATCCTCATAGACGAACAGCCCTACAATGCTGAAATGCTGCGGTTGCGGGACATCAGCGGGAAAATCCTCGGAGAATTCTCCGTCATCGAAGTCGAGCCGTTACAGGGAGTATGTCAAATCCGGATTTTGGTCTGATATGGGAGCAAAACAGATAACACCGATGTCCGAGGTCGATGCGTACCTCGAAGAACAGATACAGAGGATTGAGCAACAAACCATCTACAATCTGTCCTACGTCGGTGAACGCTGCTTGAACGAAGCCCGTTCGACCAACTCCTACAAAGACCAAACGGGAAACCTCCGAAGTTCTATCGGCTACGTGATAGTCAAAGACGGCAAGATTGTTCAAATGAGCGATTTTACTACCGTCAAAAATGGACGAGAGGGAACGCAAGGCGGGGCGGCATTTGCCCGCCAACTCGTCAAAGAGTTCCCGTCCGGCATTGTCTTGATTGTGGTGGCAGGGATGAACTATGCTGCCCATGTATCGGCAAGGGGATATAACGTGTTGGATAGCGCAGAACTGTTGGCAGAACAACTCGTACCGAGCCTTATGAAACAACTTGGATTTACAAAACGGTAATGGCAAAGACAGGGAAACAGATACAAAGCGATGTGCTGGCGTTGCTGAAAAGCAGCACCCTCCCCTCAATCATATCGGGGAAAGTATATCGCAAGGGTTGTCGCCCGAGGGATTCAAAAGCCGAGGACGCTATCGTGATTTTCACGACCGGCCTCCCCGGCCAAATACAAACAGGCGTCGTAACCATAAATATCTATTGTCCCGATATCGACCCTTACGAAAACGGAGTTCTCGTGGAGGACGGCCAACGCTGCGAAACGCTCGAAAAAGCCGCAGCGGATTGGGTGGATAGCCTGACGGCTGCCGTATCGAATTACAAGTTCAAGTTGCAGCAGACAATTTACACGGAGGAAGAGCCTGAGATACATCAGCATTTCGTCGTGGTTAAATTGCAGTACGAATACATTGACTAACAAACCATTAAAACATTAAGAATATGTCTGTATTAAGCTGGGGTAAACCGACGGTAGAGTTTACCAAAAGTGTAAATGGCGCAGTTCCGACGGAACCGACGCCCACATGGACGGCATTTCCCGAAATCAAGGAAGACACGGCCAAACTGACGACAACCGAGGGAACGAAAAAGGAAGCGACCGAGGAGGGCGGCGATGTCGTCGATACCCGCAGGGGTAAAAACAAGTACGTCTTCGAGTTGGAGATTTTCGTCAAGAAAGGCGATGAGAAGCCTATCGAGGACGAGGACGGTGTTATCGTCGATAACTATGCCGTCCGCCTGACGCCGGAGGATGAGGCATGCGAGGGCTTCCTTATCGAGAATGCAACGGTATCGGTAACGGAATCGTGGTCTTCGGCTGACGGTAAGTTGTGGAAATACACGTTCGACGCAAAAAAGCCGGAAACGGGTAAAACCCTCAAACCGTACACCAAGTCGGCGTAAACCCTATGCGGAGGGGGTTAAACCTCCGCACATAGCGGGATAGAGCAGATAGCAGCTCGCCAATTTCATAGGTTGGAGGTCGTTGGTGCAAATCCAACTCCCGCTACAAACAAAATACGGCGAATTCGCCATAAATAAAATACAGTTATGCCGGAAAATATTGAAACCAAAGTCGCCCAAACAATTCTCCAACAGCCGGAGGAAATCACCGTTGGCGATAAAGTATATAAAGCAGCCCCGCCGAGTGCCGCAACTCTGATTTTGGCATCGGAAGCCGTTGCTCGGATGCCTAAAATTCAACTCAACACGGAACGAATCGTGGACGAGGTATTGGCAATCGGTAAAGATTGCCGTCCTATGGGCGAAATCGTCGCCATTATGATACTCGGCGCAAAAGGATTAACCGAGACACGAAAGACCGTCAAAACGGTTGAAAAACGCCGTTTTTGGGGACTTATCAAGGAAGCCGAGCAGGTGGAGGTCGAGGAAGTCATAGACCATAAAACAGCCCTCGCAAAATCGCTGTTGGAAGATATTACGCCGAGAGAACTCCACAACCTGGCCGCACGGCTGTTACAAAGGTCGCAGGTTGCCGATTTTTTCGGGCTTACCACTTTCCTGACCGAGATAAATCTGCTGCGACAGACGAGGGAGGTGGAAACGACAGCATCTGGGCAGTAATCGCAGGGACTGTCAAAGGGTTTAATCTTCCGCTGGAATATGTCCTGTACGATATGAGCTATGCCAATATGATTATGTACGGGGCAGTTCTGCCAAGCTATAAAAAGCCCAAAGACGGTAAAAAAGAGAGCAAAGAGGAGGAAATAATAAACGCAAGCGACCCCCGCAACAGGGATAAAGTTCACGCAATTTTATTCGGTGAGTAATGAATAACGACAAAGGCAAATTATACTACGGTTTGGGGTTGGATAATAACCAACTGCGAGCAGACGCCGCCGAATCTCGCAACATCATCAAAGGTATCGGCGACACGGCTGTTTCGGAAGGGAATCGTATTGACAGCATATCCCACAGGATAGGTGCTGCTCTCGCTGTTGCATTTTCCGCCCAGCAAGCAACTGCCTTTGCTCGTTCAATCGTTCAGGTAACAGGGGAAATGCAGCAACTCGACGTTGCATTTACCACGATGCTCAATTCAAAGGCAAAGTCAGATGCCCTCCTGTCGCAGGCGGTAAATTTCGCAGCAAAAACACCATACGATTTACTGGGTGTAGCTGACGGAATCAAACAACTGCTCGCATACGGAACCGCCGCCGAAGATGCCATTGAAACGGTAGAAATGCTGGGCAATGTTTCGGCGGGGCTGTCCGTCCCGTTGGGTGACATGGTGTACCTATACGGTACGCTGAAATCGCAAGGCAGGGCTATGCTGGTCGATATTCGTCAGTTCGCCGGACGTGGTGTACCTATCTACGAAGAACTCGCCAAAGTCCTCGGCGTATCCGTCAGCGAGGTAAATAAGTACATATCCGCCGGTAAGGTCGGATTTCCCGAAGTCGAGCAGGCGTTCAAAAATATGACGTCCGAGGGTGGTAAGTTCTACAACCTCATGCAAGAACAGAGCAAGACCATCACGGGGCAAATATCGAACTTGAAAGATAATTTCGATATGATGCTCAATGACATCGGAAGTGCGAATGAGGATGTCATAAGCGGTGCTATTTCAGGGGCATCGTACCTGATTGAGAATTATCAGGAAGTTGGAGAAACCCTTGCCGCCCTCGTTGCAACCTATGGCACATATCGAGCTGCTCTTATTGCAACTGCCGCTATACAGAATTCGGTTGCCACCGTAAAGCATACAGAGGAGGCTGCCGAATTGTATAAACTCCTCACGGTGGAGCAGCAGGCGCAGATAGCCAAGCAAGGATTGGCGAAAACTTCTGCCGAATATTACGCCCTTGTAAAAGCCGAAACCGCAGCGAACGTACAGGCTGCCCAAAGTGCATTGACGAAAGCCCGTGCCGACGTTACTGCGGCCAGCCAAGCCGTCGCAGCTCGACGGGCGGAATATGTTGCAGCCAAACAAATGGAGCAGCAGCGGTTGGCTGAACTTATGCACATTGGTGCAACCGGCACAGCCAAACAGATAGAAACGGCTCAAAGGAAATTGGCAACCGCCGAAACCCAACGGGAAACCGCCGCCCTTGCCTATCAGTCCGCCGCCCGTGATTTCAACGCCAAGAAAACGGCGGTGGAAACCGCT